CGACTCGTTCGTTGAGTGTGAGAAGGACCTCAGACAGGCCCGCCTTCCCCAAAGTGATCTGGATGCATTTCACCAGGTCTCTAGGGTCTTGTTTGCGGACATGTTCACTAAGGTGGACGCAGATGTCTATCATGGACGTCTGGTACCGCGACACGGGCCGGGTGCAACTGCTGATCGCGTTGTCGGAAACGACAAGTTTGATTTGCGACAGTGGACGACTCGGTTGGAACGCGTGTTCCCTTTCGGGGATTACGCAATCCCATCTTGGAGGTATCACTACCTCCTCGACCGTGCTGAGTTCCTCGAACCCTCGGAGGAGTTGCCCGTAAGGGTGATCTCCGTTCCGAAGACGCTGAAGACACCTCGGATCATTGCCATCGAACCCGTCTACATGCAGTATATGCAGCAGGCGATCCTCGGCAGTGTGATGAACCACTTCCATCAGAATAAACTCCTGGTGGATCTGATTGGGTTTCGCGACCAAGAGCCTAACAAGGCCATGGCGCGAGAAGGGTCCCGTACAGGGGCTCTAGCTACGCTTGATCTAAGCGAAGCTTCCGATCGTGTCTCCAATCAGCTCGTTAGGGAGTTGCTAGCCGACCACCCACACCTGGGTGAGGCGGTGGACGCAACGCGTTCCCGAAAAGCTGACGTTCCTGGTCATGGCGTTCAACGCCTAGCCAAGTTCGCGTCAATGGGTTCAGCTCTCTGCTTCCCCATGGAGGCGTTCGTCTTCACGACGATCATCTTCTTGAGTATTGCGGAAGAGCTCAAGCAACCTGTGACCCGGAGCTTTATCAGAAGGTTCCGTGGTCGTGTGCGTGTCTACGGGGATGATATCGTTGTCCCCGTGGAATTCGCCACATGCGTGAGTAAGAGACTCGAGACTTTTGGGTTTAGAGTCAACACCCACAAGAGCTTCATGGAGGGAAACTTTCGTGAGAGCTGTGGGGGGGACTACTTTATGGGAGAGGATGTTACACCTGTCCGATTCCGTAGGATGTTCCCCACTCATGCGCGGCATGCCAGCGAGATGGTTTCGCTCATCTCCTTTCGTAATCTTCTCTATAAGAGAGGGTTGTGGAGGACGTGCGCGGACCTCGATCAATTCATCATCGGGAAGGTCACACACTATCCGGTGGTTGAGGAGACATCTCCTGTGTTGGGCCGATTCAGCTACCTTGGCTGGCAAGCCGAGGCAGCGGACCCTAGAACGCACGCGCCCCTCGTAAGAGGATATCGCGTTCGGACGAAGGCCCCCCGTAGCGTTGCTACGGGAGAAGGAGCCCTGCTCAAGTACCTTTTGCACAACGGAGAACTTCCGTTGGAAGAGAGGCACCTAGAGTATGCCGGACGGCCCCCAGCCGTCTACCTGAAACTGGGGTGGGCCACTCCGTTTTAATGGAGTGGAGTAGCGAGAGCTACTGAGGAGGTTCCCGAGGGAACCCCATGCGTTAC